CTGAAGAACATAAGGTTTTGTTGAATTAACTTTAGGCCAAGCGTATGAACTAGATTCAAAGTACAAATAATATTCATATCCATCAAATTGATTAATAATATTATTTACATTAGATGAATATTGACTAATTTCAGTTTGTAAACTTGGTACAGATGCTGTTTGAGCAGTGTACGTAGTGATTAAATTATTATAAGATTCAATTTGTTGAACTTTATCATAAAAGTTAGATAAGCGTTGTTTAGCTGATCCAAAAAATACAAAATCATCAAAATTAGTATAATCTACATTTATATCTGCACTTTGTGACGTTATTAAATTAGATAGTTGATTATATGATGTTTGTTGTAAAGATTGTAAACTATTTACTAAATTGCCATAAGTAGTATAACTAGTAGCTACAGTACCTTGATTTGGAATAGGAATATCAAAATTAGGTCCTCTTAAAGTTGGACCTGGAGTAGCTAATACTAATTTATCTAAATTAATATCAAATATGTATGGATCTACTTTTTCATGTACAACCCATAGAGCAGACTTTAATTGAATGCTTTGAGGTAAAGGTTCATACATTTTAAATAATACCTCATATCCTGAAGAAGCTTTATTTAAAGCAACGTTTACTGCTACATATTGTTCACCATTTCCAAAATTTAATAAATTATCTATGTAATATGTAGAATTATTTATCTCATCAATAATAGAATTAACAATACTTTCAATTTCATCGTTTGTTAATGTGGTTGAGGCTAAACGTATTTCTGTTCTATCAGATGATATCTCTTTAACATATAACGCTTTATTATTATAGTCCGATATTTTATTTTGAAAAAAATTATATCTAACATTAAATTCACCTGATGAGTAACCTAAATTTTGTAGGTCAGTAACAGGATCTATTTCTATTATAGGATATAATGAGCCTGTAGATGGAGCTAAAGTTGAATCTACTCCTACATTACTAGTTTGAATATTACCAGTTGTATTTGGCTGAGTGTTAGTTCCAGGTGTTAATCCTATATTTGTTGGTAATTTGTAATCTAAGTAGTTATAGTTAGTGTTTAGTAAGTTACCACCAATATCATATACGTAAAACTCAATATAATCATTACTACCACCAAAATTATCTTTAACCTCTTGTGAAGCAATAAGATTAACATCATCACTAGAGTAACGCGTTACTGTAGTAGTGTTTAATATATTACCTATTATTTTTATATTATCAGCCATTATGCTCCTGTTGTTTTAGTAGTTGTTTGTAAGGTACTAACTATCTGTTGGGTATCCAAAAGTTGTTGTCTAAGAGATGTAATTTCATCTAATAATGCTTGAACATCGTCTTGACTTACTATTACTCCTAAATAATTAGCTTCTTTTTCTAAAATATATCTATGTGAATTTGTATCTCCTTCTTTAGGAATTTGATAAAACAATTGTTCATATAAAGTAAAAAAGTCTTCCAACGTAAATGTTGGGGTAGTTTCAGCCGTTTGATTATTTAATAATTGATGGAACGATGTATCTACAATCTTTCCAAACATATCTTTATCAAATAACCGTCTTTCTATTGGGATTTGAGACATTATCTTATAACTTTAAAAATGTAATTTTCGTCAAATATGATTATTTCACCATTAGATAATATAGATTTGAATAATAATTTGTAATATCTTTCAGGCTGTAGTCCATTCATGTAAATATTAAAATAATTACTTGTATTATCACAACTAATTTTTGTATAACTGGTGTCGTAATCTATAATAATTTCTTCAGTATCTAAATCTTTTATAGACCAATATGAAGAAGATGGTAAAGCGTAATTTACTAAATTGTAATTAAATGAAGAAACACTAAATGTTCTTGGTGGAAATTTAGGTCTTACATTAATGTTAAAACGTTGAACTGAATCTTGTTGATATTCATTTTTGTTATTTCCTAAACTAGTTACGTATAAATCTGAATTTATTACAGACAATGTACTAACATATCTTGAATCATCCCATCTTATTTCTAAGCAAGGAGGATATATAGTATGTGTATTAGCTGAAAAGTATTTTGTTTCGAATTTAGATGCTGTTGTAAATTCAATAGAACTGCTATGTTTTAATATAAGTCCGTAATTTGGTATTGCACTTGATGTCCAAGCGTTCACAACATTAGTTACTTTTAATTCAATATCTTTAGTAGATAATGGAGTAAAAGATTGAGAAGAAGCATAATTTGAACCAGTATACCATAAACCACCACCCGCTGTACCACCTGAACGATATGAGCCTGTTGTTCCTGCTGGGAATGTTGTAAACCAAATACTACCACTTAATTGATCTGTAAACTGCCAGCTAACACCATCTGTTGTAATAGGTGAATTTCCTAATCTACCTGTACCTTGATTCCAATCAGCCGCTAATGGGTGAGTATATATAGTATAATTTAAAGGTAATTGTGTAGCATACGCTAATGACATTTTTAAATAAGCATCATGAGTTGATGATGAAACTACAGCAAGCGCACTACTAATTTCGCTTTGAGGAAATTTTATTATAGGCCGTGAAACTTCATTAGTACTATCTATAGAATAATAAGTACTTAACTCCATTATTTCATCAATCCCAGCATTTAATGTTGGGTAATATGAATAAAGAGTAGCTGATTTTTCGGGAAATATTTTATAAACTGCCATACATAATGTAATTATACATATAAATATAGCAGTTTTATATTTTTAGGCTAATACCGCGTGATATGTTTGAAAATGCTTAAGACGATCTGCTAAGCCAATATGTCCTCCATTAACAGTTTTAGTAATTTTCTTTACAACATCTTCTGTTGCACCTTGATCCGCTACAGAGTTTAATTTCATATTGATACAGTATTCCCAACATGCTGCATCTAATGCATACTTGTTATCAGAACGTAATAAGTCAGCTGTTTCTTCTACTGTTTTACCTAAGTAAGCAGCATATCCTTTATAAGCTTCTTTACCAGTTAACTGTAACCAGCCACCACCGCGGAAACGGAAGCCATCACCCGGATTATTGTTACCCATTCTACCGCCGTAAACTGCTTCAGCAAGTTTCTCTTGGTTTTTAACATAATCACTTGCTTTTTTCTTACCACCTGTTCCATCTAAATTAAATCTTGATGGCCAAATTTCTACTAATCTTGCTGGAGTAGAGTAATTCATACTTTCGGTTTTGATTGTAAAGTCCCCACTTTCGTGAGCTATCTGAGCTAAAAAATGTGCTGCTCTAAGATTAGTGTTAATACCGTACTTTTCAAAAGCAGGAGGCAGTATATCTAATACCGCTTGAGGAATTTTACCTTTTAATTTACTTAAATCCATGTTTGTTTTATTTTAGTTAAAAATTATTTAAAATGGTACGACACGTCCTTGTATATCAGTGTCAGGATATCTTACTTCAAATACACTAGGATCAATCGACGGATAAATATATCCTTGTCTTGTAGCTCCTGAAATATCATAAGCGTATTTTGAATATGTTATTTCTGTATTGTCTTGTTTATTAACAACTTCTACTTTAATAACATTTTGTACACCTTTAACTTGTAATAAAATTGAAGATATATCAGATAAATTTATTGGTTGATTTATAGTCCAATTATTAATATTAAAATATGATTTTAATGCTTTAATACAATCTGTTATTACAGTATTATTATTAAACCCACTTGCTACTTTAATATCAAAATTAATACCTATGTTTATATAAAATGCATCTTTAATATTAATAGCATCAGTTACCATTCTATATTGATTAATATAAGTAACTAAATTTTGTTTTAATGTATCTGAAGCTGTTATTAGTTTTTTATTTGAATCAAAAGCTAAAATATATAAATCTAATGATAATGGATTACGGCCTTCAGTTGTTGCTACAGTCGGAGTTTGTATTAACTCACGAGCAGAATCTTGTGTAACATATACTTTTGCTATACTTCCGTACTCAGCAGGCATAGATAATGTTCTAACAATATAATCTTCTCTAGTTACTGCTCTTAACTGTGATTGATATGCATATAATGCATTATTACGTATCTCTTCAATTTCATCTGCTCCTCTACCACCAGCTGCTGGTGTAGGATTTGTAGACGCTAAACTATTTTGTATTTGATTTGCTAAAGCTCCAGTAATACCACTAGGGAATGTTGCAGTTGTTTTATCAAGTATAGTTAAATCATTTGAAGAAACATTAGATGTAACACCACCACCAACAAGATATCGTAAGGTTATATTAGAACTTGGTGCTAAACCATATTCTTGTGTAAAGAATACAGATGCTTTATTATAATTATTAGATAAAGTAGATATACCTGGTACTAGTCCTAATTGAATATTATCTGGTGTTGGTAAAATACTAGTATCAGGTGTTGAATTTGCTACACCAGCACCAAATTCTACTTGCATTATATTATTTGATAGAAATCTAGATACATAACGACGGGGTACTGATTTATAATCAAGTAAATAAGGTACACCGTCCGAAATAGCATTTGGATTTGTTATTTGGTTTAATATAGTTGACTGGGCTAAGTATGGAACTTCATACCATATATTTCCTTGAGTATCTGTAGCGTCTAATATTTGTAATATGTTAGTATCAGTTATATTAGCTACTTGGAATTTTTGAGGAGAACTAAAAGCTAATGTTGTACTTTTAATTTCAGCAGATATTACTTTAACAGATTTTTTAAGTAGAAAGTAATTTACATCTACAAATGTTATATCTGTATCAGTAGTATCAGTAAAATCAACTTTATCTATTGTTAAAAATTTAGTTCCTGTACTAGCAGATGTTACTTGAGTATTTATAGGAACTACTAAAGCATAATTATAATCAGGTACACTAGTTCCGGTTATAACATCTATTGTTGAAGGAATAAGTTGATATATGTCAATTACAGTTGATGAAGCATATGATACCTTAGGACGATATCCTAACATATAAGATAGAGCAAATAAATTTTCTCTTTCCTTAGCATATAATAAAAAGTTTTCTTGAATTTGAGTATCTGTATAGAATGATGTTACATCCCCTATATAAGAAGCTAACTCAATAAATAAAGCTCCTGGATTTGCATCTGAGAAGTCATTATATGTATTTGGGAAATATGTTTTAGCGTAATTAACAAGTGTTGTTTTGAAATCGCTAAAGGTTTTGTTTAAATATGATACTTTATTATCTGCCATTTTATATAAATTGTACTGTTATTTGATCAGCAGTTCCTGATATTTTTAAGTAATAGTTAACTGTTACGGATATTGTATTATTGTCTTCATCACTGTTTATAACTATTTGTTGAATTTGAACTTCAGGAATAAAATAATTTACATTAGTAGTAATTAAATTTTCAATTACTACATTAGTATCTTCATTTATACCTTCAAACAATACTGTTTTTAAATCACAACCAAATTCCGGGTTAAATACTCTTTCACCTTTATTTGTAAGTATTAAATTAACTAAATTAGATTTAATTTGGTCTTTAGTACTATATGTTTTATTAAATGGACCTGATGGGCCATTAAAGGGAAGTGATACCCCTATTGCAATATTCGGTTGCAAATCTAAGGGATTAACACGGGTTGTTGTAGGTAGTGCCATATTAGTCTAATTGTCTTAATCCTGAACGATCCATTGGTGTCATAGAAGCCGCAGCATCATTGATAAATGCTAAGTAAGGATTTACTTTTTCACCAGTAGTTTCGTCTACAGCATCTATTACTTTTAAATCAGTACGTGTTGGTTGTTGAAAACCAAATTCAGCTCCCATTTGAGCCATTAATGAACTACGTACACCACCAGGTAGTTTACCTCCTGTTGGTATATTAGCAGTTGTAAAACTCATTGTTCTGCTTTCACTTAATTGTTGTTTGTTTTGATCTTTCATTACCTCATTAATTATTTCAGGTAACTCTTCATAAAGAGCTTCAGTTACTGCGTCTTTAATTAATTTTTTGAATAATTTTACGTTCATATAAATAAATATTTAAGCTTGTAATTTTTGTTGATCTATTATTAATTTTAGTTGTTCTACTAAATCATTTGGATCTTGTGTGAATGAATAATCACTTTTAACTACTTCAACTCCACTTTTATTTGTTGCAGTAGCATAGTGACGTTTATTACCTTTTACTACAAATTTAGGATTATTTTCTTCTTTTAATGTTAATTTAAAACCTTTATATTCACCTAATCCACCAAAACCACTAATTCCTAAGGTTTGTTGAGAATTAGTAGTATTAGCAGCTGCTGTTTCAATTTCACCATTTATTTGTAATAATTGAGCTTTGTAATTTTCTAATATAGAAATAGCTTTTTCTAAACTAAGTAATATAGTTGGTAAAAGTGCTGTTAATCCAAGTACAATTTTATTTGCTTTTTCTATTATTTGTACTATTTTAGTTATTAAACTTAACGGCAAACCCACTCCTGGTGGAACAGATGTAGGAATAGGAAGTGAAGATAAAATAGAAATTATAATACTAAATATAGAAATATACACTGATATTTGTTCTATCTGCGTTTGGATTTGGTTTATTCTACTTTCATTATTATTAATTACAGTTATTGCATTATTTTTAACTAATGTAGCATTTTGTAATTGTGTAGGATCATTTGATATATTAGCACTAGTAATTATAGCGTTAGTATCATCTACTAGTTTTTTAATATTATCATTATTAGCTATAACATTAGCTACAGCATTAGTTAAAGTTAATGATAATATAGGTACTAATGATTTAGTAATAGCTTTTGTTTTATTTTTTTGCGATTTACGTTTATCTGCTTTATTTTTAGCTATTGCTTTTTGTCTTGCTTCTTTACGTTTTTTAGCTTCTGCTTTTTGTTTTGCAAAAGGATCTTGCAAAAAAGTATCTATATCTTTTTGATTCTTATCCTTTTTATCTTGTAATATTTTTTTCTCAGCAGCATAATTAATTTCTTCGTTTGCTGTAGCTGCTAAATACTCATCATCACTTAATTTAGCAGGATTATCAGAAGGTAAAGCATGTTTTTTATCTAAATCTTTTATTTTAGATGCATGGTTTTTATCTAATTGTATTCCTTCAGCAATTAAATCTGCTTTTTGTTTATATAAATTAGTTAAAGGAGATACAAGAGCTGAAGTAACTGTAGCAACACCTGCTTTTAAAGCTTGGTCTCCAAACGTTTGAGGATTTGTAGCTTTAATAGTATTTATAGTACTAGTTGAAGTAAGGGCTGATACGTTAGTTGTAGACATTAAGCTGTAAAGTTTTTAGTTGATTGAATATTTTCTAAATCAGATATTAAACCACTTATATCATTAAATAATTGAGTTCCAGCATCATTTACAGAAGGTATAAGAGCTCCTGCTTCAGTTGATGTTGCCGATGTTAAATAACTTGCTAAATTTTGTAAAGTAGTACATAAATTTAATAATAAATCATGTGTTTTTCCACCTAATAATATAGGTTCTGTTGGTAAACTACCATCTGGATTAGTTCCTAAAGCAATATTAGGTGAATTTAGATGTATGTGATTATCAGCATTTAAATTAATAGTATTTTTAGTATTTAACTCGATATTTGTTTTAGCAAACACCATTATCTCATCTTTTCTAGAATTTAAAGTAATTCTATCACTATTTAATATAATTTGCGGAGAAGTATATTTCTCAGGAAGTAACGGTTTAGTTATAGGATTTAAAATATCTCTTTTATCCGGTTGTAAAGGTAGCTTTTGTGATGTAGTTAAATAGATTGATGATAATTCTTTATTTATTTCTTCAATATTAGGAGCGGTATTAGCTTTATCCGTAGTAACGTATCCGTTCACTAAAATAGTAATTGGATCTCCATTATTACCTACGCTACTCCATTCGTTTACGTTAGAGTATGAAGAAACTGTACTTCCAAAACGAATACCGTTTCCACTTCTACCTTGATAAATTCTATCACCTTCAAACGAAATTAATCCTCTAATATCAGCATTTTCAGAAAATGTTTTACCTAAACTATCACCTGACGGAGCATTTTGTTGATTATTATTCCATAAGTTTATAACCCCAGTATAATATTTCTGAGATAAAGTATTGTCAACTTGAGATACAGAAGAGGGTCCATCAATTATTTCTACTAATTCTTTTAATAAAGGATAATTCTGAGTGCTAGCATGGAATGGTTTAGCGATTTTGCATTTAGATAAGTCTGCCGTTTCTATATTTTTAGATTGTTCATAATCCATATAAAATATAGTACCAATTCCACTCCAACCACCATTTTTTTCAAATAATTCTTTAGTTGGAGTATTTTCAGTAGTAATAACACCAAATACCTTACCAACTTGTGATTTGGTAGGAGGTATTACAATATTTTTACCTTGTGTAGCTAAAAATACACCTAAATTTTCCCTTATTCTCATTATTTACTTTCTAATTTATGTTGGATTGTCTCGGTTTGTTCTAGTAATTTTTGACCTTCCATCTTAACAGCATTTTGCTCTTCTAATAACGCCTGAATTTCTTCAGGGTCAAAAAAACTTTCTGTACTGCTAGTAGCTGTTGATGCTCTTTGAGCAATACCTGCCATTTTAATTAATTGTTCATTATTTTTTACGTTAACGTCAATTAAATCTTTAACAGTAGGCATAAGCATTACAGCAGAACCAGCATTAGATGATGCTAAAGGCTTAATAGCATCAATTAACTCGCTAATTTGTTTATCAGTATCTTTATTATTTCTATGTATTTGTTTAAATATATCAGATAATGATGTATTACCAAATAGGACGGTATCACTGAAATTGTTTGGCATATTGTGTTTATAATAAATATATACGATTAAATTTTTACGTATCCGTGTTTATAATATTCATTGAATAATTTACCACGTATAGTATCTAACTTTTTAGTTACTTTAGTTATCTGAGGGGTAGATGCGTCTGTAATTTCGCGAATGTAGATATATAACGCTTTTTTATTAAATATATCTAACGTTTCACGTTTGCGAAATAATTCAAGTATAGCGTCTGCGGTCTTAGCATCTTGGGATTTAGGAAATATCTGAAATATATGTTTGTCTACATAAGCAACATATTGATCTATAAAAGTACTTAGCCCAGTAGGTTCTTCAGCGGCGCGAATAGTATCGTATAGGATAACTTTATCTTCATCAATTTTCTCTACCTCAGCCTGTTTCTGTAATTTTTTATAGTTATTTTCATTGTATATAATTAAATAACGTTTTGCTATTGTACCGAAATAAGAATAAGCTTTACCTTTGGATTGATCGTATAGGTGAAGTTTTTCAAGCAGAAATGTTACCACTTCGTGCTTTAATTCCTCTATCGTATCAGAATCCGTATAGTAAAACTTAAACGTATGGATTATGTTCTCAGCAAGTTTGTAAAAGGCATACTCAATACGACTACTATATACTTTATTTCTCAAATCTTGATCGGTTAGAGATAAGTATTCAATAATCGCTTCTTCAGTATCAGAAGTAAAATATATTCTTGGTTCTTTCGGTTTGCGACGACGAGGCTTTCCTCGCTTATTTAACGCAATTTTATCTAGTTCGCTGTCTAAATAGACGTCTAGATCGGTATCATAGTGTGTCATATTGTAATTTTCATAACAATATAATAACAAAAAATAACGTAACCAAATTAGTTCTTACTATTATTAAATTGATTTAAAAGTACTTGAATTTCCTTCAATGATTGGAAAAACGTTCCAACTTCATCATCGGCTTCAAAAGCACCTCTAACATCTAATTTATGAATAGTTTCATCAGCATCAGCGATAACAACAGAAAGAGCATCAATATATTGTTGCTGCTCGATTAGTGTTTTCTCTAATTTACTGTTTTTAGTAACTAATAAATAACCTCCTATAGCAATTAATTCAATTACATGAATTATCACTACCCATAATGCTGTCATCATAATTATTGTCTTGGGGCAAATTGTTGTTCAAAATCATCAGGCTCAATCGAAATTATTTCTCTAATTTTCTCAATCGATTCTTTTAACATTTCTACAGAATCAGATATTTCTTGTTGACTTATATTTCTGTTTATTTGTAACTGAATGCGATTTGCTACTACATCTGTCTGTGCTAACTTTTCTAATACATTGTTTTTATATCTCATAATATATGTTTATATATAAATATACATTTGTTTTTGTTCCAAACCTTATATAGTTTGAATATACGAAAAGAGACTTCAGATTCCAAAATAGTTTTAGTAAGAACGAAGTAAGCGTTGTATTTCTTCTTTAACTAATTTTCTAAGCAATTTATGCTCGTGTATGTCGTTAATTTTTGGGGACTGTTTTAAAATAGTTTTAACAGTTTCAATTACATGAGGATCATCAGTACTAAACTCAAAAAAGCCATGAAGTTTATCATCAACAATCTCATACGTATCTACAGATACCCCTAATTTATCAAGGCGATTTATAAATGCTGCCTTGTCTTCCATTTTTATTTTATATGTTTTCATACGTTAATAAATATAAAAAATAAGCGCCTTTTTACAGGCGCTAGATTATGTAATTTGAGTAGAAAAACCGTTTTATACGTCCTTAAAAGCGTATTTAGTGCTACTATCTGCACGTAAGACGGTAGAATATTTTTCACCTAATATTTCAATAACTTGTTGTGCTGTAATAGAATTAACAGCAAACATTTCTCTGTTTGATGCAACACGTTGCTCAGCAAAGTATTCGTGTATTTCTGCTTCCAATAAATCTGAGCGATAACATCTGTAGGAAAATACTGGAATCCAAGGAGTTGGTACACCTGTATGAGATGAAATTTGACGAGCACGTTCATCGGGCGTTGTAGTAGTCATTCCTATTTTAACCATATTCGGTACAGATTTATTAACTAATACATAAACATATTCGGGTTTACGAACCGCACCAGATGAATCTAATAATGCTTCGGCTAAATAAAACACATCATCCCATCCATCATCAGATGGAATACGGGTGAATGCGTCAGCACGATGCATTTTACCTTTAGGTAATCTAATGTAGTAGCGAGAGTCTTCGGGCGTAACGTATTTCATTGTTTAGTTTTAGGGGTTATAACGCTACCACTCAAAATAGCTTGTTTGTATTCTTCTAGGGTTAGCCCATATTCTTTAGCGCGTTCTTCTTGTAAACGCTTAGTGTATTGTTCGAATGCCTCTTTTGTAAGAAACATATCTGTGATTATTTGTTTATCCATAATAATAAATATAAGTATATACTTTGCCTATAGCAAAAAAATTTTTATAAAAAAGATTTTGGGGTCTTGCAAAGTGGTCGCAAATGGGTTATTTTGAAATTTGATATATGCGTATATACTGTCGATGATTAAAGGTCGTTTGTGCGTTGAGAATATAGGGCATTTTTATCGCACCAACAACGGCCCATCGATGGACCGCAATTGGCGTGGGAGCATACCGCAATCATCCCGCTATCGGGCCGCACGCAACCGCTATCGTCTCGATCTTTACAAGGCTATATACTCAACCTTATATCCCAACGACTCTATTATTGTTAGGTCAGTATGGTAGAATGTCTTCTTACCTAGCAACTGGAGGAATTTGTTTGCTACCTCGTTATTTGGATATAATAAGGTATTACCATACACTGATTTTTCTTTAATACTGATTATTTGATTCATAACTTGTTATTTGTAATGTGAATATATGATTATTGTTATGCCGGCTAAATTATTTCAAATGTATCTACTCCCCATATCATCCCTAACGTGCGCCCATTGTCCCAGTTGACACTAACGACTTCTCCTTCCACATTATACACTGTACCCTCAGTTCCCGAAGGTATTGGGTCAGGATCCTCAACCATCTCAATTAATCGGATTCGTTTACTTAGTAAATCATATATTGTAATATCACTCATATTATTTATTTATGTAATGTGAATATAAGGAGGGGGCTGTGACCAGCCCCGTTTTAATTTTACTTCCTTATACCCTTCATCCTTAATATCTGGTGTCTTAATTCTTCCACCTCATCCTTACGTTCTTCCAATAACATGAAGCACATAAAAATGATTGACATTAATAATACTCCAAATCCCAAGATAATGTCTTGGTCAGTTTTAGCTTTAATAAACATCAAATACAAAGCAGCTAAACCTAATAATACACTGATAATACCATTTAATAATTTCATATTTTTTAATTTTATAACGTAAATATAAGAACGGGACTATGCCTAGCCCCGTTTTATTTTAATTATTGATATGTTGTTTTAATTATTATCCATACACCACATCATTTAAGAACACCGTCTGCAATATCACATCTGCCGTCTCAGCATCATCATTTTCCTCAATAGCATCCACCAAATGTCTTATTGGTGTTTTACTTACACGCTCGTGTACCTCCTTAAGGGTGACGATTGCATCTTCCTCATCGCCTTCCTCATCCACTAGGGTAAGCGAGTGTCCGTCTTTAAGGATTTGAATTAGCACATCTTCGAAGCACGGGCTATCTAATTTGGTTCGGGCTTCCTTATAATGATCACTATCATACTCTAGCTCCAGACCATAAGCTCTCACCTGACCTAATCCATTACATAATGCATTGTGGAAGTGTGTTTCTGATTCTTGTGGTGTTAATTGTACTGTCATGTTTTTATTTATTTGAGATGAATATATGATTATTGACTTGCCGGCTCACCAGCTCATCAGCTCATTCATTTAATCGTTTGTGGAAAAAACCGTGTGGAAAAAACGTGTTGGGAAAAATCTATACATCAGGTGCTGGATTATCATTTATCTTATTTCGCTCGGCTACCTTATCATTGTACGCTTTAATTTTATCATCCCACATACCTTTCTTACGTTTGCGTTTCACGGGCTTGGGTTTAGGGCTGGTGTCTGCAGCCAATGGAATGTATCCTTTCTTCTTCATATTGTACGCATTTGATTTGCGTTGAGCAGTTGTATTTATCAGGCTCCAGAACTCATTGAATTCACCGGGTATGTAATCCATAACGTTAATGTTTGTTTATATATTCACGACACTGATCCAGAAAACCGTTCCACCGGGACCTTATAAGCCGTGGAACGTTGTCACGTGCTTATTTTAACCCGATTAACCCATCAATGTAGGTTCCGCCTAATCTTAACCATCCACCACCGGCTAAGGGACGCTCATCAATTTCAGATGAATTTGTACTTGGTATCTTGGAATATAATTAATATTCACTCACTTTATCCAGTAATAAATATACGATCAAATAAAAAACCAACCAAATTTGTTGGCTGGTTTATAGAAATATAAGAAAGACGCCGTGTTAGTCTAATCGGGGTGGATAAAGTGAGTGGACTAATCAGCGGCGTCTGTGATTATAAATATACATCCTCAAGACCACGCATCCAAAAAAGATACCCGGCTATAAAGCCAGGTATTCATTTCATTAAAATTATTTATTGACCTTTCACCCGTTGCCAAGCTTCTTCCCCCTCCTGTAACACTCCCTCTAGGGTTGTTATAAGTGCTTGTATCACCAAATCCTTTTTATCCTCAGGAAGGTTTTGTAAAGTGTGTAAGGTAGAACTAATAGTTCCTTCATAATAACCAATTAAACCTGCTTTTGAATTTATTGCCATAACTAATAATTTTATAACGTAAATATAGGGGCCTAGCTTTGCCAGACCCCATTTAATTTAAAATTGAATATAATTAATTATTTCTTCACCCATACCATTACCATTAAGGGTAATTTCATAGTTAGGATCCATCCCACTAGTAATAACATCATCTACTAGTTCACTAATTGATTGAAATTGTTTTGTGTAATAAGAACATTTTAAACTATACATAACTAATAATTTTATAACGTAAATATATAAACATTATTCTGCCGAATCAATGTAATTGGTGTTTATGAATTAGTCGTCGTTGTTTTGGTCCCTAAAACGCTGTTTAATCGCCTATATGTTTATGATTACCAACTAAAAACCCCAACGTAGAAACGTCGGGATTAAAATTAAAAGTAATGAGTAGCCAGGACAGGAATTGAACCTGTAATCTTTCAAGTATTTTCTTTTTGGGTACAGTGTACATCTGCTAATACTTGAATGCGTGTAACCATTTCACGCCACCTGACTATCCTTTTTCTGTTTATTGTTGGATTACAAAAGGCAAACGTCATCCAATCTCAACCTCCTTATAAATCCTCCCCGTGCACAGAACAAGAAACTGGGGAGGTGTTGTTTCTACTGTTAGTAGTCAGGACAGGATTCGAACCTGTAGCAAATTCATCCGATTCACTTTCGTTAGCCTTCTTAGCTTGCTGACAACCATTTCGTCTCCTGACTATCCTTTAAACCTACATTCTATTATGGTAGAACCAGGTTTTGCTATGTGAAGGACAATTTGTTGTACTGCAACTTGTAAGACCTAAAACTACTACTGTTAATACTACTAATACTTTTTTCATAACTTTTAATTTATTTGTGTAACGTGAATATATGAAATGAGTCGTGACTAATCACGACTCAATCGTTAATGTGTTTTTAAATACTAGTCTCACAGATACAGTAGTCAGTGTCTTCGTCAAATTCTTCGTCATACACTTTGTCTATCACAAAACCTGGATGATCAAAATTGTAATCCCAATCTGTGTGATCAGTGATTTTTAATATAACATTCTTGTCACCGTGTTCATTTCTCAGTTCAGTTAACTGATCGATTAATTCTGTAATTGTCATATGTTTTATTTGTGTAATGTGAATATACAAAAGGGATTGTGACAAAAAACTTTATCTATCTAATATAATTTAGTATGACTTACCATAGTTATGAAGTCTATATCTCGCAACTTCATTAAAGTCATTTTGTACGACTATTTCACAATCTACATACGTGACAGTCCACCTACCCTCCGGTAGATATTTCTGCATATGCCTAACAAGTTCCTCTGTAAACTCCCAACCAGTTAATCCTAAATCTTCCCTTTGATCGATTTGACTTGTCATATGTTTTAATTTTATAACATGAATATACAAAAACAATTGTGACAAAAAACTTTATTTTAAAACTCTCCTAATTTTAATCCATTCCAAAGTTCATCTAATCTCTCATCTGAAATTCTAACTGTAGTATCTGGACATTCTGAGATTAACATTCTAACAAGTCTCAATCTTTTAGAAGCCATTTCCGGATTAGTTGTAAGTTCTGTTTCCATATCTTCTAAATGGCTAAGAACTATCATACTTACTTTTGTTGTCATATGTTTTAATTTTATAACGTGAATATACAAAAATAATTGTGACAAAAAACTTTATTTTAATTCTAAATTTGAACAATAATCTTTAAGATACTCAATTGCATCTGATAAACCAATAATTGAGAAATCATAATCTTCATTTTCAATTACTATCTTTTTAATAAAGTCAATAAACTGGCTTTTATTTCCTTCAAATATATTCTTGTCTTCAACGTTATTATAAACTATCATAACTTTTATTTTTTATTTGTATTATACCAAAGTACTTCTGATGTTATTTTTGTTTTTTTACTCCTGAATTTGCCATGATCTATTTCAATCCAGTGTAGTAGTTTTTTGTATAGTATATCATAAGCTTCACTCT